TTCCCTATCACGCACGGCTGTAGTTCGCATCACACTTACTGAGCCTCCAACCGGAAAGCGCAAGCAGTATGATAAGGAGGGTGTGGAAATGAAATATGGAAGAATGGAATAAAGAGGCAATTGCTCCTTCTATGTTGCATTATAAAACAAAGAATTTATGACTTCACTTCAAGAAAGACTGTTCGCCATGCAGGATAAGCAGTATGCTGCTTTCCAGACCAAACTGACACCGGGAGTGCCTGTGGAAAGTTTCATAGGCATACGTGTGCCTGTGCTCCGCAAGTTCGCTAAAGATTTTACAAAGGAGTCAGAATGCAAGGAATTTCTTCATCAGCTTCCTCACGAATACTACGATGAGAACATGCTTCACGGTCTCCTCATTTCAGAGGTGAAGGACTACGAGGAATGCATTCGTCTTACAGACAGTTTCCTGCCTTTCGTGGACAACTGGGCAGTGTGCGACATCATGTCTCCGAAGGTGTTTGCCAAACACAAGAAGGAACTGTTGGCGAAGATTATGACTTGGAGTAAATCATCACACGTTTATACCTGTCGCTTTGGAATAGAGACACTTATGTCTCATTACCTGGACAAAGACTTCAAGGCAGAATATCTTGAAATTCCTGCATCAGTAAGGAGCGAAGAGTATTACGTAAAGATGATGGTAGCCTGGTTCTTCGCTACCGCCCTTGCCAAGCAATGGGACCAGGCGATTCCCTACATCGAGCAAAATCGCCTTGCTCCCTGGACGCACAACAAGACCATCCAGAAGGCCATCGAGAGCTACAGAATCACGCTCGAGCAGAAGAAATATCTACGGACATTGAAGATAAAATAATTATGACACAAAATACATCTACATATTACGTTTGGATAGGTGGCTCATGTGATTATGGCCATAAAGAGCGAGCTGGTGGTGCTGCCGTAGTAATTGAGCATAACAGCAACATCATCAGCCGTGATGTAATCAGCGACCTACACACCACTGAGTTCCGCATGATGCTTACCCTCATGGTGAAGGTAATGCAGGAAATACCGGAAGGTTCCGACATTCTCTTCCTGACCAATGCCGCCTATATTCAGAACTTTGACAAGACTCCAACATCAAAGTCGGCAAATCCAGACTTGATCATTCAATGCATCGAGGAAAAGAAAAGGCACAACTCTGTCGGAGTCAAGATTGTGCAATATCACAAGAGTCCACTGCTGATAGAGACCCACGATAGGGCTACGGAAGCAATGGCTAAGACAAGGAAGGAGTTTCATCAGAAAAACAAATAAATGTTTAGGGGCGTTTTCCGGTCATTAAGGTCACGGTCATTAAGGTCATTAAGGATTTTAACTTCTCTATTCTGATAACACATTAGCGCTTTTTGATAACACATTTGTAATACACATGGATGATTTCTCAATACGTCAAATTCATAACATATTGATTAACAGCTATTTACAAAAAGAGTACATAAAAGAGGAATAAGTGATAAAATATATTTAAAAACAAAAAGAACAACAGAGATAAGTACCTATGAATAAGCAACTTACTACTATTGTTCTCTCACGCTATTTTGTACAAATAAGTTTCATTTTGCTTATTATAGTGATTCCGTTGGGGTCACAACCAATTTCTCACAAATCTGTCTATATCAGCCACTTATCTTTCGAGTGCAAAGATAGTGATAACATTTTTATAACACAAAATTTTAATTACTTTTTAACTATATTTTGCAAAAGTTGAAATTTGGCGGTTTCAAATACTTTTCTTACTTTTGCACTCGTCAAATGTGACGATTGATATAAGACTTCGATATTCAACCTGTATTCAATAGGTTCAATATAAATCACGAAATCCCTAGGTCGGCGTCACACGACTTGGGGATTTTTATTTTCCCCGAGTTTTTTGGCAGTCATGGTAGCTTGTCGGTTAACTCCACTCGGCTACGCTGACTTTAAACCCAAGTCGCAAGAGGACGCATGGCGACACCGCAGAAACTGATAGCAGAAGGCGGGCAAGGCGGTAACTACACCGAAAGCTGCTTAGACTAACTGATGTAGATTTATCAAGTGGTCAGATGATGGGGGATGATGGAACTCATCCATGCTCGGAATCTTAGGTTTTCTTGTCGTTCACGTACGTGCGCGATAAGGGGAAACCTAGAATCCAAAGGAATCCAAAATCTATCCATTTTAATTTTAAATAATTATATTTAGATAATTAAGTAATAGTAGAACAAAAAAAATAATTTGCTTATGAAAAATGATTTTGATTCTCTTTATGAGAAGTTTGATGAACTTTATACCACGTATGATGATAGAAAAGCTTTAAAAGGCTATATCGAGTCTATGAGTGAAAAATAATCTAATGAGGAAGTTGATGTGTCTGCTGATAATTTACCAGATACGATACTTACTTTTGAAGAGTTTAAGACGATACTGCCTGCTATAAACAAGAAAATAAAGAAACTGGTTGTTGACATATCTCATATTCTTGGTACTTTTAATCAAAACGGCATGCTTGATATGGCTAAAGATCGTTTGAAGGAGGAGTGGGAAGATGAAACTTTCATTGATGAGTTTATGAAACTCCATGAAATACCATTTTAATAGATAAATTATAGCTTATGAAAGAAGAAGATTATAATATTGGAAGTTATGAAGAATGAAACAAAATTAAACAGAGTAAAGGAGTTCCTTGATGGAAACAATATCAAGTACGTTACTCCTAAGAATGCCGGAAAGAAAGGTCATAGTGACTTATTTCTGCCTTCATTCAGAATCTACATCAAACTTCAAGGTGAAGATGATGAGTTGTTCTATAAAACCCACCACATAGGTGTGCATCCTATCTTCATCCGTGATGGTGAAACTCCTAAGTTTGTTCTTGAGAAGGTACAAAACACCATCATCAAGATAATGCAGAAGAAACAGACAGCATTTGAGAAACGTAAAAAGAAGTCATTGAATTAAAATTTATAGCGTATGAAAGAAGAAGATTTAAAGAAAGCTATTGAGTTAAAGAAGAAACTCGAGCAATAACGAGATTCGCAATGTAGATTACCTTCTCGATAGGGATGTTAGCAAAGGACTGAGAGCGATGGTTATCGCCAACATCGAGAAGAGAATTAATGACTTACATGAAGAATTAGAAAAGTTGTAGGCTTATGGGAAGTTTTATAAAAGAGCGTCTTATTTATGCATACTGCTGGACGCATTCGACAGGCAGATGTAAGGATTGCACTTGTGTTTGCACCTTCAAGAAATGTAAGGACTTCGTAAATTCTTTTTGGAAGATACACCGCTACAGGCATTATCACAAGACAAAAGCGAAATATCCATGTACGCTTGTTGAGTTCAGAAAAAGAGTTAGTCCGTTAAAATTTATAGCTTATGGAAAAAGCAAGGAAATCTTGCCTTTCGAGGAGTGGAAAAAGAAATTTAAAAAGAAGTAGTATTATGGCAATAATAAACGTAGGTTTATCTGAGTACGGCAAGTGTATAACTTCAACAGAACCGCAAGTAATAGCCCTAAAACTAGTTCGTAATATTAAAGATATGGCTAAACTTCAAGAACGTAAAAGATTGGCGTATCTGAAAGCAAGACAGTGGGGATATTCAAACATGGACAGACTGACAAAGGTAATGGATAAGTATTTGACTGATGCCAAACTGCGTTGGGCACAGGAAGAACTTCGCCGAAAGTTGCAAGATGCGGCTGAACGCCATAAAAGATTGGTGATTCTGAAAGGTAGAAGGTTAGGTTGATAAAAGCTATAGCGTATGAAAAAGAAAGTATTGCCCCTCACCATTGACAAGCAATGGTTCGAAATGGTAGTATCGGGCGAAAAGAAGGAAGAGTATCGTATTATTAAAGGTTATTGGGCCAAACGACTTCTTTTACTTCGCTCAGAATTAGAAGAGCCGTTTAAGAAGATGAGTAAAGATTGTGCTAAAAATTGGGATAGTATTAGTCCCGAAATGGCAAAGTATTGCTTTGGTAGTCCATACTACAAGGTTGCACCATTCACTCACGTCCTCTTCATCAACGGCTACAGCAAGGATAGCCCACGAATTGAGAAGGAGATTCAGAGTATCACCATCGGCAAGCCGAAGAAAGGCTTATGCCCCAACAAATGGCTTGATACCGAGTTTTTTGTTATTAAATTTAAGTGATATGAAAATAAAGAATATACCAAAAAAGATTTACCTCAACATATGTAGCAACGAAGATGAGGTAGATTACAATGAGTTGAACGGAGTAACGTTCAGTACAGAAAAGGTTGGTGTTACAGATTGTGATACGGTAAACGTTCCTTATGTGAATGCGGCATCATTATGGCACGACCTAAAAGAAGATAAGCCACCATTAAAAAAGTGGGTGATGTTCCGATATAATGGAGGTGGCGTAAAATCTACGTCTCTTCACCACGGAGCGATGAGTGATGATGGATGGATAGTCACTAGAGGAGACGGAACACAGCGTATTGAAGTTCTGTATGATTGCTACGATAAGATTGAGTGGCTTGACTTTGATGAACTAAAATAGCGATAGCGTATGACAAACGAGGAATTTTTCAATGCTCATATAGGTGAGCGAGTTCTTTATAAAGGTAAGGATATTGGGGCATACGTGGCAGGGTATGTAGAAGAAAAGTATATCATCTTAGGTTTTGATGATTATACAGGCTGCATTCTGTACTTCACATCTAAGGTGTATAAAACGCTTGGTAAAACATATAACTCATACCGATTCGCAAAGTTGAAGTATTTGAAAGTAATAGAACAATAGTTATGAAAAAGGAAGATAGAATCAAGGTTTGGGAGAAGTACGGCCATCATTGCGCATACTGCGGAAAAGAAATAAAGTTCGAAGATATGCAAGTAGACCATTTCGTTCCAAAGAATCGTGGCGGTTACTCTCGTTGGAGTGATAAGGAAGGTAAGTATGTCGTTTCTCATGGTGAGGATAGTATGGAGAATTACATGCCTTCTTGCCGAGCCTGTAACTTTAGAAAGCGGGATATGAATATCGAACAATTCCGTGAATCTATAAGAGAACAGGCTGAAGGTTTGCTTAGAGGTGCTGCAAAGTTCCAAGTAAGTATGAGTATCGCTTATGGTCTGCTTACTCCTTCTTTCGATAAGCCTATCGTATTCTATTTTGAAGAACAGAAAGGAGTAGTGTATGACTAGTATTAGCAATACAGAAAAAGCAGAGCCTAGTGCCCTGCTTTTTCCTTGTCTTCACGTTCTCGTTTCTCGGCTATAGCCTGTCTGATCCATTCGCCTTTGTTGCGCCCTAGGGATTCGCAAAACTCCAACGTTTCTTCGTTTACATGCGTCACAACCCTATAGATGAGGGCAGCTGCGCCCTTGCTCGGTGCTCCGGCTCGCTCTCTGCGACCACCCCACCCTGGATGCTGACTGACCTTGCATTGCTGAACCTTGCCCTTGCTATTGATGCGGAACTTCATTTTCAGCCGGTCATTTACCCAAACTTCAGCAATTACCGCATCGGGCGTCTGCTGAAGGGTAGATTTGGCAATACCGATAAGATAGGCTTTATCCTTGAAGAAGGTCTCTGTCTCATCGAGTATCGCCCAATCATCGTAGATTATGATTCTTGCCTTTTCCATATCCTCAACCTAATATTGCCATCAGTATCGTGAATAAGAAGATAAATAGCACGAACCATTCCTGTTTGCTCATAGCTTAACCTCCTTTCTTCTTCTCTTGCGATGATAAATTTGAAGTTCTTTCACAACTCTGTGGTCTTCTTTCCAACCAAAAGAAGCTTTAATCACTCGTTTCGTCCAATATCGTTTCTTCTTTTCTGAACCTAGAAGTATCTTCTTTGCTAGTCTTACTTTCATTTCTCACCTCCTTCCTCGATTACTCCTATCGGTTTGATGTCGTTCACACTTTCATCCTCGGTGAAGAAGGAAACCTTCATCGTGTCGCTCACGTAGGCCATAGCCACAACATCTTCATGGGCGTTCTTGATGATACAGATGTCTCCTCTTACCTCGTTCTGCATTTTCAGATACTTCACGGCTGCGTCCTTCACCGCCAAAGGATTCATTTTCGTTGTTATCGTCTCCCCCGACTGAGGGAATACGAAGATAAATTCTTGCTTGTTCATATTCTTAAAACTCAAATAATTCTAGTTGTACATATCTCTTCTTCTGGAGTAACTTTTCTATCTCCTTCAGTATCTTAGCTGCGCTCTTACAAACAGAACTATTCCGGTTGCGCTCTTGCTCTATCTGTACGTTAAGCCAATGCTTTGTCCAATTCAAAGCATGCTCTATGGCGTCTTCCTGTGTCTTGAACCAATTCGTGTTGCTGAGGTTAGTTCCAAACGCCCCTCCTCTATCTGCTAGCATGTACATCACACCATACGTCCACTTTCCTATAACATAAGCTGTGGATATTTCGATATGGGGGATTCCGCTGCCGATTTCAGTCTTGTCAGGATTCGTGCATACACCGAACTCGTTGAATAGAAATTTCTTTATCATGATTCCATTTCACTTTCTGTTATTAACAACTCATCAAACATAATACTATCCTTGCATGAGCAGCTCCATGATGATTCGTCCTTATCTTCAGACACTTCATAGTTATCGGGATATTCCTCCTTATAAAAACCTAGGATATTATCCTCCTCTTCTTCCATCCGCTCCTTGGCTGCGGTCTTGGTAGAGTAAACTCCGATAACATTAACGCCCGAATAATCTTGATTGTCTGCTCCGTGCTTAATCAATACAAATACTTTCTGTTTCTTCATCTTACTCGCCCTCCTTCTCTTCTACATCAAATATAACACTTTCCAACTCGCCATTCTCCAAACAACCCAAATCGTACAAACGTCTTGCGGTATTCTCTGCGTCTTCGGATGATGCAGCGTCTAGCGTTACCTTGTAGGTGATTCTCTCCACGATTTCTACTACATACCTTTTCATAATCAAATCCTTTCTTTTAAAATTAATACTTGGTGGACGGATGGTACGTTGCAACCATCTGTAGCGGCTTGAATACCGCATTCGCCCTATATATAAAACAACAACAACTTCTATTATATCTTATCAAGACAAGTGCTCTTGTCTACGCTTACATCTCCTCTACTATATCTTCAAAGTTCTTCTTCTTAATCTCCATAGAAATCAGACTTGCTATATCTAAGACTTTCGTTTCCTCGTACTCTCTGGACGTATCGTCATGGATATATATACAGAAACTATCTATCTCGTATCTGTCGCTATTGAACAGAGTATAGCTTGATGTAGGAAAGCGGAAAATGATTCTGCTCCAATCCTTTTTATCCAACAGATTTTTAACAACTGAATTAGTCATACTCGAAATGGTTTGTGAGGGAGATTTCTCTCCCTCGGGGTTAAACTTACTCCTTCAACAGACTTTCTACAAGTTCTTCCTTTGTGGAGAAGACGTCTGTACCATAGGTGTATGCATAATCATGTTTTAATAAAAGTTTGCAACACTCCTTGTCTTTGTCTTCTCTCTTCTCAAGAACGATGCGAGAAATCGTCTTCTCAGCTATCTTGTTATCACGCAATAGGAAAACCTGTTGGCCAACATAGAAGTTGGTTTTAAGATTTGTCTTTGCTCGTTCCTGTACTTCCCAATCAGACGATAATTCCATACATGCGTACACTTCCTTGCCTTTTGAGAGGTCTTCGGTGATGTGCTCGAAGATTTCCTGTTCTGTTGGCTCTCGCTCTTCTCCGGTCTCTTCATCATCGATGGTGTAAATACTATATTCCCAACCTTCCTTGTCTACAAGTTTGAGTCCGGCTGCCTGTGCCTTTACTACGTCTTGTATGGTGTTAATCTCAACTCCTACAAAATTGTCACTCAATCTAACTGCCTTAGTTGTCTTCATAATTTTATCTCCTATATTTTTTGTTTGTAACAATGAATTGAATTAATACTATCAATATCTATAAATTTCTTGCCATCACTAAAATTTATGATGAGGGCATTTAAAAATTGTTCATAGATAAAATTTCCTCCGAGGTATGGTCGTACCATTGTTGTTTCATTTTGTCCGTTAATAAGAACAACAATACGTTCGTTATTCTGTTCGCTAAACTCAGCTGCGAAAGCAACTGCTTGTTTTACTAATTTCGGATTCATATCTTATTCTTTAAATTTGTTATTGTTAATAATTCTAGCGGCATAAGTTTTGCCGATAATCTTATCTATCTTTGCTTGCTGCTGATAATCTGTGCAGTCGGCAAAGTTCTCCTGTTCCTCGTAAAAACGTGCTGCATTCTTCAGCTCATGGAGAGTTGCTTGGGTGTAGTCCTTGTTAGGATCAACTTGCCTAAGGTTCTCACATGTCTTGCAATACTCGATGAAGTCTACTAGCAAAGATTTCTCCTCGCTATTGCTCTGCTGCATTCCGGCTCCCATAAGAGGTAGGGCAACTATCGTTGCCACTACCAAAGCTATCTTAATTCTCTTTTTCATATCTTTATTGATTTAATTTCTTGTTTATCTCTTCTTGTCTGTAAGTTCTAACTTATTCTTCTTCATTGCCTTATCTTGATTCGAGTTCAACTTTCACGATAAATGGTAAAGTATGCTGAGGTTTATCTCCCTCGTTATGATATTCAAAACCTAAAGCAATAATGCTTGATGGCTCATTGTTCTTTATGGTCTCTTCTATCATCTTCTTGCTTATCTGCTCCGTAAGCAATACATGAAACAACCCCGAATCAAATTCGTGTCTCTGTGCCAAAGCTATCAGTCCGTTATCGGGATTGAAGAACAGATACTTGTCGCCTGTAAAGACTACGTCAACCCTGTTGCGTGATGTCTTTGTTACTCTAATAATGTTCATGTTACTCGTCCTCCATGTCTTTTGCTGCTCTCAGTCTGTAGCCTGTAAGACTGCCAACTAAGAAGATTAATACATAAATTGTGATGTCCATAACTTAATCCTTTCTTTTAATTGTTATACTTGTGCGGTCTCACGGCTTGAACGTGATGTGCTCCTCTATTCGCTGACCGCTCCATGTTACTTCTTGCCAAAGTTGAAGATTCTAACGAACTGATAGAAGGTTTTGTGTCCTACAAGGTGAAACAAGTCTTCAAAGATGTACTCCTTGCATTCCTTTGTTCCTTCTCTGTACACATCTTGCATCTGCTTTGCGGTCATATAACCGCAAGTAAGCCATTCGAAGAATAATGCCCCTAAACTCTCATAGGCGTTGTTCTTGTCATAGAACTTCTTCTGCTGCTCGTAAGTTTTGTTCTTTCTCATATTCTTATCTCCTATCTTTAAGATTCTATACCATTTAATTTAAGGGCGATTGCCTTTAAGTTCTCAATTCTCTGTTGTGCATTCGGTGTGAGTTCCGCACCACAAATAAGAACTGCTTGCGAAAGGTTCATTACCTTGTCGTATATCGCGAGAGTGATGCTTGAAATCTCATCGCTCGTAAGTGTTATTGTCTTGTCCATTGCCTTAATTGTTTAATGGTTTATTACTCTTTCCACCAATCGGAAACGTCACTTCTCTTGAGGTGTCTCATTTCCAAAAACTCTTTGAGGGTGCTGCAATATGTGTTCATAGAATAGCAATCGCCATTCAATATAACATGAACTTCTTTAGCCATAGTCTATATGTTTTTAAAAGTTATCTATTCAAATGGTTCAGAGTCCAAACCTCCACAACCCACTCATACCCTACATTGTTGCACTGGCTTTGGTTCATCCGTCTGATGTCCTCGGCTTGCTCCTCCGTAATGGGTTCGCAGTCCAACTTCATCAACTTCTTGATACTTGTTTCCTTGCTAGTCCCGATGTAAATCAATTCCATGCTCTCAATAGAGTTCCAAACGTCTGTTCGATAAAAAAGATATACTTCCATATTGTCTCATTTATTTTAGGCGTGGGGAGGGGCGTACGCCCCGTGGGGGCGCTGCCCCCTTATCTCCCCACATTGTTACTTACCATTCATTACTCATTTCATACACCCAATATAAACCTTCATGCTCTAAGGAGTACTCTTCTGCCTTTTCTCTTGTGTCGAATTGTGCGACAACTTCGGGTTTCCTGTCGGGTTCGCAAATGTAGTCTTTCACTACTATGTAGTCCTTCATGCACTTGCCTTCATCTTTGAACACTCCAAAGTATTGTTCGAAATCTTTGAACACAAGCACATCAACAAGTTTACCTCTGTACATTACAGGGAACTTCCCGATAAACGGATATTCTCCCCAAAACTCTTTGATGTACTCATCATTGTCTTCATATGTGTTAGGGCGAACCTCATCTTCGTCTGCAATTACGTAACCTTCTTCAGTATATCGAAGGTCACAAATGTAATAATCTGCTAACTTTGCCATAGTCTTTAATATTTATAGTCGTACAACTGAGTGAGTACGTTATCGTACAGGTCTCTTGTCTTCTCAACGCTGCTTTCCTTCCAATGAAATGGATTCTCGTTTGCAGTTCTTCTAATTATGTTGGCTAATACAATAGCATCAGCCTTAGTCAATTCTAATAAACACATCTTTGTTGTTTCCATTGTCGTTGTTGTTAAAATGTTCTACAATAAAGTGCAGGTGTATGTTTGCGCCCAACGTCTGCAAGTCTCATGCAGCCTAACTCCCTTCGTTTAACGTCCGTGGGTTGACGTGTTTCGATGTTTCTCTAGTCTAACACGACTAGCGTTTTTACATCTTCCGTGATGAGTGTTTGAGACTTCTTTGTCTTGTTGCTTTGAGAGTTGCAACTAACTCGGTGTACGATGTCCTCGGTGTTTTGCCTGTATCATCCTCAGTGTTTTGCCTACTTAACCTATTTGTATAGCGTTCGTTACTAGCCAAAATCTCTAAATGTGCCATTGCTACGCTTGAGAAATCAAACCAACTTGATTTCGGGTGCAAAGATAAGCATTTATGCTATATTCCCCAAATTTAGTTATGTTTATTAACGATATTTTACATAAAAGTATAGCATTTAAACATAACTTTACACTTCAAAATGGTTTTTATACTATATTTGTGCGTTAAAATAAGTAATAGTTATTGTTATATGCTATATTTTTATTATCTTTGCCACAAAAAAATAGAATTATGGTACAATTGAGAATAAAAGAGTGCTTAAAAGCACATGGTATGCAGCAAAAAGATTTGGCTAAAGGTATGGGCATTGAGCCTATATCACTTAGCCAAATGTTGGCTCGCAAAAAGTTTGGTATTGATAGGCTTGAACAAATGGCAGAGATAATCGGCTGCAAGGTGTCTGAACTCTTCGAGGAGGATAGCAAAGAAGGCTTTGCATCCTTTATCCGCTACAAGGGCATCCACTACACGGCAGACACGCTCGATGAGTTCTTCAAGCAAGTTGATGAGTTAAGGATTATAGCGAAATGATTATAGTCCAAATTATAATGTGGCTCACCTTCGGTGCAGTCTCACTCGTTTGTATAGCCTATCTCTTTTATGTATTCGGGAAGGTGGAGGAACATAAGAAACCATCCGTGAAGTATGCTGAGTGGCTCTTGCAACTGCTCATCGTGGTGTGCTGCCTGTATTCGGTGTACACCTTCGGCAAGTGGCTGCAAGGCTTGTGGTGAGGGCGTCAGCCCCACAGGGCATGGGGAGGGCGCTTGCGCCCGTGGGGGCGCTGCCCCCTTATCTCCCCCGAGGATTCTTCACTCTCACCCATAAGGTAGGAACACCCAACAGAGAGAGAACAGAGAGAGTACAGGGAACCACACAACCAAAGAAAACAATTTCCCTAACAAGGAAAAAATATTTCTCCAACTAGAAAAATAGAAACCGCCTAAATCATCTTCAAAAAGCCTTAATCCTAGATGAGCGCATTATCCGGCACAAAACCATGAAATCTACGAAAAACCCACAAAATAGGCTCTAATCTGCTTACAAATGGCTCTTAAACGGCTCAAAACTCACGAATTTGGGAGAAATCCCGACCAACTGCCCGAAAATCGCAAAAATCGGCAGAAATGGGCGAGTTTAGCGTTGATTGTGGGTGAAAATCATTCAAGAAGGCTGAATAAGGCTAGTTAAAGTTTGCTAACGAACTCCTTGCGTGCGTGCGTACCTATTAATGCAAAACCACTTTTTTGTTTGCAAAGAATCTTCTTTTGTGAAATAAGAACTTTCTTTACAATTTGCTTTTATTCTCCTTTGGGAATAGCTGAAACTAACTTGCTTATAATTAATCACTTGTCTTTTCTTTACAATAATCACGTATGTTTACAAAATGGGGCTTCTAGAGGGCGAAGAAGGAGGAGGAAAAGGGGTGAGTTGCGCCCCGAGAAAGAAATTGGTGGGATTTGGGGCGATTTCGACCGAGGTTGGAACACGGCAAAATGAACCTTCAAATATTATATATTTGCCCTCGAAACATCAAATAATTGCAATTATGACGGAAATATTATCAAAAATCCCAAAGCATTTGACCTCTTGCCCTGTTCTCGGGGATAAGAAAGAATGGGTCTTAGGTGCTGCATCCTTGGCGCTTGGCGTTGGCTCTTCTCTATTCGGTGCTAACAAGGCTAAGAAGGCAGCTAGAAGGGCGCAAGCGGAGAACACGTACAGAACGAACGCTGAGAAGGCTTGGTACGACAAGAACTACAATACGGACTACCTTGACACGAAAGCAGGGCAGAACCTCATGAGAAGGGCGAAGGAAGTACAGGACGAGTACGTCCGCAAGGCTGATGGTGCTGCTGCCGTTGGCGGTGGAACTGCCGCAAGTGTAGCGATGGCGAAGGAGGCAGCTAACAAGGCTATGGGCGATACGATAGCCAACGTAGCGGCACAGGACACGGCACGCAAGCAGCATGTGGAGGATGCTCACCTTCAAAACACTCAGCAGTTGTCTAGAGAACGTCAGCAAATCGAGCAGCAGAAGGCACAAGCCACTAGCGATGCGGCTCAAAATGCGTCTAATGCGATGTTCCATTTCGGTGTGAACCAATTGGGGTCAGAACTCGAAGGTGCTAAAGGGGTGAAAACCAACGCTTTAGACTCAAATGGAAAGCCAATTGATAACACAAATGTATCACACACCATGAATGAGACCGCTCGTTCTGCTGCAAGCGACAATTTGGCTGAAAGCATGATGTCTCCCGAGGAGAAGAACCAATACCGCTTGAAGAAGGCAGTTGGCTTGTCGGGACTTGGGTAGCGGCTAGAAGGTGGAGCGGATGAACGACAGGCAAGGTGGACGAGGCACAACAGGCGACCCCAAGACCCCCACCCCCTTCGACCACCGTTGCTAATTATAGTAGAATAATACAAATAAAGAAATTCTGCCACCCCCTTTTTCTGGATTTCGGTTTTCCGATTTTCCCCACCCCTGAATTTTCGGGAAGTGTTAATGAAATTAAACATAAAGATTATGAATAGATTTCAGAGTTTTATAAAGCGAATTGGCGGCGAAGACAAAGTATTGCACTTTGAGACTTGCTGCCTGATCACGATGGTTGTTGCTCTTTTGAATATGAACCTGCTCGGTCTGGGTATTGCAGCTTCGGCGGTATCAGCCTGTTTGATTGCGGTTGTTGCAGGATTATTGAAGGAGGCATACGACTATAACACATACGGCTTGTTTGACAACAAGGATATTATAGCAGATGCGTTAGGCGCTTATGCTGGTTTTTTAATCATTATTTTTATTGGATAGATTATGACATTAGAAGAAGCAAAGAAGATATTGAAAAAGGAAGGTTTTCACATGGCTTTAGCGAATAAAGTCATATACCAGAATGGTGCGATAAGAGAATTTGAGAAGCCAGAAGTTTGCGAAGCCATAAAGGTAGCCAATGCAAATAGATGGACTGTTGGCTTGTCTCCTACAGAATGGGATGAGCGTGAGGCTCGCTTGAAGAAGGAGTATGGAAAGAACACCAAGGCTCCTGGTGAAGAGCAGCCAGAGGGAAATAAAGGTATCATTTACCCTTCAACCTCTCCAAAAGATGATTTTTACTACAAACATGTTCTTAATGAAGGCAACCCTGCTCTTAAAGAAGCAGCCTCCCAGTTCAACGATGCCTTGTTGGATGAGCAGGCGAAGAAGATTGAAGAGCTTACCGAGGAGAACGAGGATTGGAAGTCATGGCATGAAATGCAAAACAGACAAATAGCCCTAAGTAATATTGCCTTCAGGAATGAAAAGAATCGTCTCGGCAAGGAGATTTCCCGACTCAACAAGATTATCCACAAGAAGAACGAGGAACTTCGCCTTACAAAGATTCGTGAGAAGAATCTTGCCGAGTTAGGTCTGAAATATGTTGGGGAGAATGAGAAGTTGAAGAAGAAGCTTGCAGCCAAGATTGTTGACGAGATTGATGCTCGAGCTTTGAAGAGCGCCGAGAGTGCTCTCGCTTACAAAGAGAAGGTGATTGCCGAGAAGGACGAGGTGATTGCCGATTTGGGCAATGAACTGGCGGCTACCAAGAAGGAGTTGGAAGAGAAGACCAAGCTGGTTGAAGAGGTTCGTAAAGGTTCTAAGGAGTATCGTGAATACGGTATTGAAGCTGTAAAGATGATTCGGAAGATGGCAAAGGTTATAGTTAGTTATAAACCAGTAGTATCATTAAAAGACTTCAAAGAATATCGCCGCTTAGCGAATGGCTACAGTTTCAACCCTCAGCTGTTTGATTTTAGCGAGGAAGAGGAGAAGAAACTTTCTCTTATCAGAGACGATTCTGTTGGCGCAGTAACGAACCAGAAAAATTATTCTCCTTTCAAAGATACTCATCCTACAGAGGAAAGCCCTGAGGAGGTTGAGTTGGATGAAATTCTGGAGTTGTTCGTAAGGCTCTAGAGGAAGGTCACACGGTTACTATAGATTATAAAGATTAGCTATGGCAGTAAACAATAATCAGAATACGCAGCAGCCTAGGAAGAAGCCGGTAACTATCGGCGGCTATCCTGAGGCTGTGCATGACCTGATGAGGGCGAAATATCCCGATTATGATCAGGTGATGAATGGAGGCAACGGAGGAGCCGCGGGGGTTAATGACGTTGCCGCTGGCGTTAACTTCTTCGGGAATGGAGGCGGTGCTACCGGTAAGTTTGAGGCTCAGCCTGTTCAGACTGGCGCAGCACCTATTACAGACTTCACCCAGATGCCTAAGCAGGAAGAGTTCGTTCCGCAGGGAAGCGGTAATGCTAACCCTGCCTTGGGACCAGTACAGACTCCTTACATGGGCGATGCAGCAGAGAATACTCCACAGCCTCAGAGTAACTTTGAGGGAATGCCGCAGCCTTCTACTGGTTGGAATGCTGACGGAACACCTCACTATGATACGCTTTCTACTGCTCTCAGCGGATTTCAGATGCCGCAGGAACAGCAGGTTCCAGAGTTTGAGGCTGACCCTAAACAGAGGGATGGCGGCTTTTTCAGTTGGCTCGGCAAGGTTATGCCGAAGAGCAGACCGGGAATGCGTGAGGGTGAGACTCCTGACGAGTATGACCGCCGAATCACTACCAATCGTGAGAATATCGCAGCCTTTGCCGATGCTATCAGACATATTGGAAACATCATCAATACTTCGAAGGGTGCGCCTCTGCAGGTGTTCAACGACCCTACTGCCATGATGGAACAGGGTTATCAGAACCGAAAGGCTCAGAGACAGAAACAGGCTGCCCTTGATGCGGATACGGCTTACAAGCAGGCAAATCTTGATCTAAAGAGTGCGGCTGCACAGGCAGACAAGGTTTATAAGGAGTATCTTATGGGGCTTCGTGGTGAGGGTAATCAGCTTGCCAAGGATAAGTTTGAGTACCGAAAGGGAAAGGATGCTGCAGCTGACCAGTATAAGAAGGATAAGGATAAGCGTGACTTCGAGTATAAGAAGGGGCGTGACAAGGTGAAGGATGAGCAGGCTCGGCAGCGTCTGGCTATTCAGCAGTACAACGCAACCCATAAGGGGCGTGGCGGCGGTGGACGGTCAGGCAGGAGCGGTAGCGGCTCGGGAGCCAAGTACTGGTTTGAGGATAAGAACGGCAAGATGCGCTATCAGCCTAACAAGACCATGTGGGAACAGGAGTACTACCGTGAATACGGCAAGCTTCCGCAGGGCGAGACATCTACTTCTACCAGTACAAAGACCATCAATCCGAAGACTGGCGCAGAGGTAACGACCACCACAAGAAGAAAGGGTGCATCTGTTACCAGTCAGGCAGCAGCTTCGCAGAATGCGGCTAGGAATGCGAGAAACAGACCGAAGCCTGCCGGCAAGTCGAAGAACGGCTATAAGAATACAAAGAAACTTGGATTATAAACATTAATATATAATATATGGCTGGAGATAAATTTGACCAACTTTATAACGCCTTGAAAGCAGATGGCGCAGTATCGGGAACTAGAGAACATTTCCGACAGTTCGTGTATGCGCCTGGCAAGCAAGGCTATCATAACAGAAAGCAGCTCTATGATGCGCTTCACGCCGATGGTGCTGTTTCCAGTAAATCGTATGAGGAGTTTGCACAGCGGCTTGGACTTCATGCAGTAAATCCGAAGCCTCAGCAGCAGAAGCCAGTTCAGCCTGTCAAGAAGCTGACAATGAAGCAGAGAGCGCAGGAAGTAGCAGCTCAGTATCGGAAGCCAAGGCAGCAGAAGGCTCAGCAGCCTAGAACGGCTACAACTTCTGGCACAGACTACATGCAGAACTGGCGGTTGATGTACATGCGCAACGACCAGATGAACCCGATGCAGCAGGCTCAGGCTAGTAATGCGCGCGCACGCATGCAAAGAGCACAGGAACAGGCTGCACGTCAGGAGCAGCAGAGAGCTACCCCTATCAGCAGAAGCAGGATAGTCCCTACTGCCAAGAACTTCAACGAGACGATGCAGCAGCTTTCTACTCCTGAGGCCAAACAGGCTAGAGCCAAGCAGCAGAGAGAGGATGATGCAAGGAATCTCGCCCAGTATGAGGTTGAAGGCAACAAATTTACGATGAATGACGGCAAATATGGTACTATTGCGCCTGAGATTGATGCTCTTGTTGCTCCTTCAATGAAGGAGGCTGATGATTTGTCTTGGTCTCAGTATCAGCAGGATTTGCAGAAAGCTGGCAATGATGCCTATCTGAGAAACAAGGCGTGGAAGGATTTGCAGGACAACAGGATCAGGAACCGCCAGAATGTACTTGCCGACACCCTCAGTTCCAAGTTGCAGGAAATATACTCCCAGAAGGGATTGCAGGAGCACATCATGCAGAGTGCCGACAAGCTGAACATGGGCGTGGAGGAGTACGTGGACAAGTATGTTACTCCTCAGATGATGCAGCGTGCCCAGAATATACTGGGTGTTAAGAATATTGAGGAGATTCTGCCTCAGAGTGCCACGGAATATGTGGTGAGAAAACTCAGCGATTCCATCTTGGGAACCTTGTCTGCCGGACAAGACAAGTCGAGAGAGCAGATTGCCAGAGAGCAGGAGGCGATGGCTATTGCAGACGGTCTGGAGGAAATGCCTACCGTTAATGGCTACAAGGCTAACGAAGGTTACAAATCTGGCATGGGCGCACGTTTCGTTTCTACGGCGGCTAACATGGCGATGGACTCCCCTATTCTCGGAATGACAGGCAGCGCATCCAATTTGACCGTGGATTTGGGTAAGCAGGTCCTGATGAAAGGTCTCGCCAAGGCTGGAGTTGTGAAGATGGGAGCCAAGCTTACCGCACAGCAGTTGGCATTCAAGGCTGCAAACATGACGATGGCACAGAAGATTGCTTCTGGCTTGGTGGAAGGAACGGCGAAGAGTGCGCTCAATCTGGGCGGTTACTCCAGTATTACCGCAGCCCTAGGACAGGCATCCACCGGCGATGATACTTCATTGTCGGCATTGGGTCAGGCGGCATTGGGAGGATTCGAGCATGGTGCTACCACTGGTGCGATGTTCGGAGTATCGGGTGCTATCATGGCTCCTTGGGTGTCAAAGTTCGGTATCACTGGCTTGGAGAAGAGCACAAGCGAGAAATGGCTGCATGGCACACAGAAGCTTGGTGCTACTGCCGCGGGTCTCGGCGTTGAGGCTGGTACCATGATGGTTGCCGACAATATCACTGGCGATAAGGACATTTCCTTTGGCACATGGCTTGAAGACGTGGTGATGGTAGGCGCTTTCAAGGCAGGAGAGCCTAAGAATTACGCTCATATCGGAAATGCTTTGTATAATCTTACCCATAATAGCGGTGGTAATTTCGTGATTGGCAAGAATACCAACGGCTCCCCTATTGCCGTGGATATTCGTCTGACTCCTGACGAGAAGAATGAATTGATTTCTTCTGCATCGGGAAAGAATCTGATGGATGCTTTCGTGAAAGTGGACCGTGCATCGAAGACAGCTCCAAGAGATCCGAAGTATAAGACTGCTTACACGGATTTCATGAACGACCCTGATGTTTCGCAGAGCACCAAGGAGAAGGTGAATGCGGCCATGGGCTTGTTTAACACGACAAGAGGCAAAAGCTACCGAAGCGTGAACGACGTGAAAAACAAGCAGATTCTTGAATACACCAAGAACGGAACGCTGCTTACACGTACATCTTATAAGAATGCCGATGAGCGCAGAGCTATTCTTTACAAACAGAAGCTTTATCGTGATAATGACGATATGATGTCGCTGATTGGCTATTCCAAGATGAAGGATATGCAGCTGACTGATGAGGACGGAAATGTTACCAGTCTGGCACTTGGCTTCCTCCGTAATAACGGCTATGACACAAGCAAGGATGTTACAGACCCGATAAACGCCCAGCTGATTAATGACTTGCGCAACCCGAAGAGTGCGCTCTATCTTGACTGGGAGAAGTATGTGGACGTTTACGGTTCGTATGGCGATCTTAAAGTAGAATCCGCAGACGTTGTTGATGGTCTTATTGACACATGGAAGAAGATGATCAACGACAAGGGGAACATTACTGTTGATATTGACAACATCATGCGCAAAGACCCGATGAAGCGCACTGACCAGGAGAACAAAATCTTCTATTATGTGAAGAGCGAGCTTGAAAACAGACTTTTCCCTAGCGGAAAGCCACACGCAGACCAGTCTGCCAGCCAAGGTAAGACGGTTGCCGAGGAGCATAGTCTGGGAACGGACAACCCGGATAGCGGCGTGGTAGTTGATGAATTGCGCAACCTTCGAAACGCAGAGCAAGCCCTTGATGCAGCGATGGATAGCAACGATGTGTTCAAGCAAACCTTTGAGAAATTGCACCAGCAGGGCTTGACACCGGCACAGATTTACGATGCACTCATTCAGAATGGATTGACCCAAGAAGAGTTGACCCAACTTGCCCAATATATTAATGCGAACGCTAGAGTGCAGGGTATGCAGCAGGCTACAGCTGATGCTATAGAGGAAAACGTGAAGAGCTTTATTTCTGATTGGAGCTATCACGGAACATTGAACGGTCAGCAGATGAATGGCGAGCAGGCTTTGTACGTGCAAGACAGCAACGGAAGAACACTTCTTGTTGGTTCGGGTGATGTTGCCTTCGACCAGACTACAGGTAGAGCCAAGGAAGGCAGCGGTGATATGCTTGTCTGTCTGGACCCTAATACCAAGGAATTGGTTTATGTGAAGGCAGATGAGGTTACTCTGTTCCAAAATCAGCCTATCGACCAGTTTGCTGCAGAATATCGTCAGAGATTGCAGATGAAGAACTCTGAGCCTTACAATCAGGCGGCACAGGATCAGGCGATGTTGGATGCTGCAAAGCCTCAGCCAAATGAGCAAGAGGCACCACAAGATAATACCACAAAATCGGAAGATAGTACCACAAAAGAGGGTGATTTAACAAAAGATGATACCACTTTAACAAAAGTTGATACCACATCGGGCGAAGATAATACCACAAATGAGAACTTAGCACCACAAGAGCAGCCTCAGCAGACCCGAAAGTTTGCCGATGGTTCCGATGTTCCTATGGCTACGGACAGCAAGGGAAGACCTACGCCTGACTATGCTAGCATGACTCCAGAGCAGAGTGCGGAGATTCTTACTGAGGATTTCGGGGAGAATGCCGAGAAGGTGGTGGACGGACAGATTAAGAAAGCTGAGAATGCTTTGAAGGATGCCGAGAAGATGAAGGTGGACTATACCGCCGAGCCTAACGACATCATGGAGCAGGAGGCTTTGAAGACTAAGACCGTTGAGGCTGCCAAGCAGCAGCTAGAGCACGCTCAGAATATCAAGAAGACCATGACTGCCAAGAAGGTGGCTGAGACCGTGGGTAAGACTGAACAGACTGAGGGCGCACATGAAGCTGGTAGCGTGGCTGCACAGAAGTTTGTGAATGCACCTAGACTTGTAGGCAACAAGCGCACGCGAATGCTGCCTGACGGAGAAACCAAGATTAAGGGGCACTATGAGATTGTTCCGGCAGAAAGTCTTACTCCTTCTCATGATGTGAATAATGACTATAAGAAATCTGAGGGATTCCCTACCGATGCTGAGGGCAGAACCGTGAATGACCGTGACTATGAGCACGACAAGGCGGCTCAGCAGAATACGGACCAGATTGCCCGAAAGTATAACGGTATGGCTATCGAGCAGGTTCCAGTGGTATCTGACGAGGGTATCGTATATGATGGCAACGGTAGAACCATGGCAGGACAGAAGGCGGCAAAGGAAGGCACAGACAGCGAATACATTAACGACCTTCTGGAGAATGCCGAGAACTTCGGCTTCACAAGAGAACAGATTGAGCAAAGCGGTATTGAGCACCCACGCCTTGTATTGGTGACCGATGAGAGATTGCCATACGATACGGCTACCTTCTCCAAGTTCAACCGAAACGAGAAGAAGACACAGAGCAATACCGAACAGGCGGTTGCCAAGGCTAAGACCTTGACTTCTGACGAGGTAGGCGCGATTGTTGCCGAGATTGAGGGAAATGGTTCTCTTGATGCATTCTTTAACAATTCCAAGGCAATAAATGACTTGGTGAAGACGTTAGTAGAGAAAGGTATCATCGGACAGAACGAGGTGGCACAGATGATGGATAGTCCGGAACGACTTTCTGCACAAGGCAGGGAGTACGTGAAGAACCTTCTTTTGGGTTCTATCTTCAAGCCAGAGACTATCAGAATGCTGGGCATCGACTCTACGGTGAAGAATAAGGCTATCAACGCTATCCGCTCGGTAATGGACAACATGAAACTGGGCGAGTTCTCTCTTCGTGATGAGATTGATCAGGCTATCCAATTGCTCTATGAGGCAAGACAGGGCGGCAATAAGGTTGATACGTTGCTGAGAACACCAGACATGTTCGGTGAGGATGCGGCTAAGCGTTACTCTTCTATCTCTCAGATGATGGCTTTAGCCTTGGAGGGCAAGGTTTCTGATTTCAGAGATTTGCTTGACGAATACAACCGCATCGCTAAGGCTAGAAATACTGGCGAGGGCAATATGTTTGAGGCAGCTCCTACCAAGGAAGAGTTAATTAATGAGTATTTGAACTTTAAAAAATGGCAAAATTATGGAACAGGACATTCAGAAATTGAAGGAGGCAATGATGTTTCAGGCAATGAAGAACCTCAACAAGAAGCATCAGGAGGAAATGAACCAGCAGAAGCAGGAACAGAACCAGAACGACCAAGAGTAGAAGAACCAGACGACTTAGTAAACAAAGAACTTGAAAGTCGTATTAAGGTTACTGACGAGGAAACCGAAACTCCATCTGAGAACGGTCCTATCACAAGGCAGAAGATTCTTATTGATGGCGATAAGGAGGTTATTAAGGTTGATGAGCCTAACGACAAGGGCGAATACACCGGCTCATACTATGAGTATGATGGCAAGAAGTTTGGTGACTTGAATGAGGTTGTCGAATATGTTGACGGTAAGGTAAAAGAAAAATCTCTCCCACTCCTTCCAAAGGAAGAGAAGCCAGACCCTACTTTTAACCCGATTGAGGCGGCTGCCGCTGAGTTTAAGAAGGAGCATCCTTTGACCGAGGAGGAGATTATGAAGGCTGACGTGGACGATTTATCCAAGGATATGGCTCTTGACTATCTGAACGGAGAAGTGACAGACGATTTGCACCGTGCTATCTACGAAAGCATCTATGCTAAACGCAAGGGATTGAAGGCTGAACCAAAGGTTGAGACTCCTAAAGCGGAGCCATCGGCTGACCCTGTTGAAGGAATCAAGAATGCAGCAGAAGCTTTCGAAAAGGAGAAGAAGGCTAAGGCTGAGAAGAATCCTCTGCAGAAGGCTGACGATGCAGCAGTAGCAGCTTCCAACAAGAAAGTTAATGACCTTTGGGATATGCTTAAAAATGCCGGCAAGGATGAAATGTCTGCTTCGTTCATCGGTCTTAACTCTAGACAGTTGGAGGTATTGCCTAAGCTGGTGAGCGCCATGGCAGAGAATGCTTATCTGAGAATCAAGAGAGGTATGCACAATCTTGAAGACGTGGTGAAGGAAATGCGCAAGGAGTTTGCCCCTGCTGCCAAGCTCTTTAAGAAAGAAGATGTGGATGCTATCTATGAGCAGATGATGAATATCCGCTATCGCGATGGTGAGCAGCGCATGAGTTTGAAGGATTGGGCTGACTACTACGAGAAGACTTCGCCTAAGCATCAGGAGAATCTGGCGGGTGACTCCAAGACTGCCGAGGAAAGAAAGATGGCTGTGAAGAAGTTTATTGATACGGTGAACCTTCAACTGGCTTTCGGTCGCAAGTTCAAGAGTATCGTTGGATTGAGAAAGACGGCAGAGAGACTTGGCTTGAAGGATATTAAGGACACGGACTTGCAGGAGCTTGCAGAAACTGCAATTGTTCAGCGAGCAAGAGGTATCTCTTCTGCGAAATCAACCAATAATGCCGAGAAGTTCAAACGCATCAAGAAACTCTATGAGAATCAGCCTAGCCTCAACCAGCGTGATTCTGAACGAGTGATGAAGCAGCAGTACTCTACCCCTGCCCCTTATGCTTTCCTTGCAGATATGTATGTGAAGGGCAACGGCAAGGTGATTGAGAGTGCTCTGGAGCCTAGTGCCGGTAACGGCATGCTTACTATCGGCTTGCCAATGGATAAGGTACATGTGAACGATATTGATGCCCAGCGATTGGCGAACCTGAGAAGACAGGGCTTCAAGAACGTGACCAGTCAGGATGGAACCCAGCCTTTTGCAGACAAGGACGTTGACGTGGTGGTAACAAACCCACCATTCGGTAGTGCTACCCCTAAGGAGTATGACGGCTACAAGATTTCTTCTTTGGAAGGACAGATGGCTATCAATGCTTTGGAGAGCATGAAGGACGATGGCCGTGCTGCCATTATCATAGGCGGCAAGACGGAATACGCCAAGAACGGAAGTCTGAATCCGAAAGATAAGGCTTTCCTTGGTTATCTCTATAGCCACTATAATGTGGAGGACGTGATTAATGTGGATGGTGGTCTGTATGCAAAGCAGGGAACCAGCTACCCTACACGTATTATATTAATAAACGGAAGACGCTTGGACGAGAATGTCTTTCCACCAGTGAAGGATAAGGCTAGAGCGGAAGCCGTGAAAGATTATGACGAACTTTATAAACGAATTGAAGATGATATACTACGAGGTGAACGGATGGATTCTTCCATCGGAGGAGAAACAAGAAGTGCTCAATCAGAACCTGATAAACAAGGCGCTGCTGGTACTCCTAAAGAGAGAGTACGAGCAGGAGAACGAGGAGGAAGCAAACCTGATGATAAGCGAGAGTCTGACCTATTTGACTCCACTTCCGTATCAGGAACCCATGATGACTTGGAAAATCAACGAGGAACCGAGCCAAGACAAGATGGAGGACTTTCTGATGGAGATAGTAGAACAGACGGAACAGGGACAGAGCCTTCTCCAAGCAAAGAACCAACCAATGGAACCAGTGAGCAGCGAGGAAATGGATCAGGAGGAGCTGGACGGAATGACGCTCAGCCAAGTACTGATGAATCTGCCAACGCCGGGAGCGGAAGCGGACCACGGGGACAATTACAGCGGGTGGACAAATCCGTACGTGGACTAAGTACAGAGAAAGTTACTTATACCCCTAAGAGTGGAAATCCATTCACTCTGAAAGCCGTGATGCCTGCCGATCAGCAGGAGGCGGTAAACAAGAACCTTGAAAAGCTGGGCGATGCCGACCAGTTCCTTGTTGATGAGCTGGGCTATAATGATAAAGATGATTTGTATTCTCATCTTGCTGCAGAGCAGGTTGACTCTGTAGCCCTTGCCTTGCAGCAGGCAAAGAAGGGCAACGCATTCATCATCGGTGATATGACTGGTATCGGTAAGGGAAGACAGGCTGCTTCACTTATCAGATACGCCAAGAAACAGGGGCAGGTTCCTGTATATTTCACTAAGACCGCTGGCTTGTTGAGCGATGTTTACCGTGACTTGGTGGATATTGGAAGCCCAGAGCTGAGACCATTTGTATTCGGTAGTGCCAAGGAAGCTGCCATTACCGACTCAGACGGAAAAGTAGTATTCGCTTTGCCATCGAAGAGCGAGGTGAAGCGTGTGCTCGACTACATCGAAAAGAACGGCAAACTGCCAGATGAATATGACTATGTATTGACTACTTACAGCCAAGTAAGCAATGGAGTCTACGAGTTTGACGAGAATGGTGTCCGAAAAGAGAAGAAACTTGCAAAGGGTAAGACATTCGGCGCTGCTGCCCTTAGCGGACAGAAAAGACGTGATGCCATTGAAAAACTGATGGGCAACGCCTATCTTATCCTTGACGAAAGTCACACGGCTGGTGGCAATAGCGGACAGGGCAACTATTTTCAACACATTATTCAGAAGGCAAAGAACGTTACCTTCTTCTCGGCTACCTTTGCCAAGAGACCAGACAACATGCCTATCTACGCTTTGCGTACTGCTATGAACGATGGCGGTATGAAATCATCTGACTTGATTGATGCGGTAAAGCGTGGTGGTGCAACCTTGCAGGAAATCATGAGCCAGACCTTAACACAATGCGGTCAGATGATTCGCCGTGAGCGAGATATGACTGGCGTAACCATCGACTGGAAGGCGATTGATGATCCTGAGCGAGTTCAGGAGCAGCGAGAACAGTATGACAGTATCATCGGATTGTTTAATGATATTATCAATTTCCAAAAGAAATATGTTTCAAGCTATGTGGATGAGCGTAATGATGAGCTGGCTGCCATTCAGTCTACTATGGGAATCAAGAAGGGAACGGCTGCCCTGGGTATCAAGAATCAGCCATTTGCCAGCAAGGCGTTCAATACCGTTCAGCAGGTACTTCTCTCCCTGAAAGCGAAGTCTGCTGCAGAACGTGCCATCGACTACTTGAAGCAGGGTATGAAGCCTGTGATTGCGTTGAACAATACCAACGAATCGCAGACTGGCAACCTTGCGCTTGGCGAGGAAATGGACGCACCAGACTTGGGCACATCTTTGAAGAAGGGTCTGGAGGGTACACTTCGCTATACCCAGAAGGACGCAAAGGATAATAGTGAAAGCGGCTACATCAAGCTTTCTGATTTGGGCGATGAGGCAGTTGAGGCTTATCACGAACTGGAGAAGAAGATTGAGCAGACAAGTACCGGTCTTTCACTCTCCCCTATTGATGTTATCAAGAACGAACTGCAGAAGGCAGGTTATAAGGTTGGCGAGCTGACCGGTAGACAGACCGAGTTTGTTTATAACGACAACGGAACAGTTACAAAGGTGAAACGTGCTGATACAGACAAGAAGAAACTCGCGCGCGACTTTAATGATGGCAAGATTGATGCGCTTATTCTCAACAAGAGTGCAGCAACCGGTATTTCCCTTCATGCTTCGAGCAAGTATAAGGACCAGAAGAAGCGTGTGATGATCGTGGCGCAGCAGCAGCTCGACGTAAACGATGAGGTTCAGATGCGTGGACGTATCGACCGAACCGGTCAGGTGGCTAGAGGTGCATACGAATATGTGGTTTCCCTTATCCCTGCCGAGCAGCGACTGCTGATGATGTTTAAGGCTAAGTTGAAGTCACTTGATGCCAACACTACTTCTTCTCAGAAGAGTAAGTTCAACGAAATGGAAGTTGCCGATATTACCAATAAATATGGCGATAAGGTGGTCCGTGAGTATATGGCAGAGCATCTTGACCTTTATGCTCGCATGGCTGATCCATTCGGATGGGAAAAGAGTAATGGCGATGATTTGTCTAGAATCGACCCACAGACTCTTGTTGCTAGCGGTGGCGGTGTTGGTGATGGCGAAGCTGGTGCCGATGCAAGCAAATTGCTTGGGCGTATGGCTCTGCTGAGAGTTTCTGAGCAGGAGAAGATGTTGCAGGAGATTGGCGAGCTTTATGCCAACGAGATTCAGCGACTCAACGAAATGGGTGAGAACGACCTTGAGATTACCGAGCTGCCTCTGAAGGCTAAGACTCTCCACAAGGAAGTTTGGAAGCAGGGTGCAGAGCCGGGCGGCGATAACGCCTTTGCAGACAATACCTATATAGAAAAGGTGAACATGGCCATCTTGAAGAAACCAATGAAGGCTTCTGAGGTGAAGGCTTCGCAGGATGGTTTGACTGGCGGCAAGACTTGGGATGAATACAAGACCGATAAGAAGGCTGCCGTGAAGGAGTACTTCGACCAGAAGATTGCGGACGAGACTCAGAAGTATGAGGAGCGTGCCGTGAAGGTTGCAACCAAGGCGAAGGAGAAATATATCAAGGACGCTAAGAAAGGTCAGAAGGATTCGGGTATGAGCGATGAGCAGATAGAGAAGATGGCTGGCTATCAGTATGACAACATCTACAAGCAGGAGAAAGATAAGCTGAACGATGTGGTGAAGAACCTGAAAGCCAAGGCTGAAATGTTTGAGCGTGTGCTTGATACCTTCGATACTAACGGCGCTTTCGTTCTGCCTACGGATATGAATAACCCTAACGAGTTGAGCGGATTCGGTAACAGTTATGGTAGACTTATTGACATTAAGATTACTGATAACTACTCGCCTAACGCCTCTTCGGTTTCCTTCGCTACTTTGGATGGCAGAAGAAAGATTACTTTCCCTATTGCCGGCAAGGTGGGCGCAGGTGAAGGCAAGGTGGATATTATCGGTTCTATCGACCGCATGACCAAGCAGGCTGCCGGTATGGGAGACAGCCATCTCAGAGTATTGAACCAAAACTTTGATAACTGGGATAGACTGACTAGCAATGAGATCCGCAAGAATGGCTATATTGTAACTGGTAATCTGATGCAGGCTTTGGTTGACAGTAAGGATCAGGGCTTGGGCGGTCAGCTGGTGAAATATACTACAGATACTGGCGAAGTGAAGACTGGTATCTTGATGCCAGACCGATTTGACCCTAAGGGCTTAACTACAGATGCGCCTATCAACAGCGTAGCTGATAAGTTTGAACTTTCTTCTTGGCATGGTGGTATTGACGAGGTTACTTCATCGGATGGTGAAGTAAAGGTGAAGCGCATAGACAACAATCGTGGGTACTTCTACGAGCTTCGTGTACCGAAGAGCAAGGCAAAGGGCGGCAAGTACTTCTTGGATGAAGATTTGCTGAAACTGGTTAATGGCAACAACTTCGAGACCAGAGGTAACAATATGCTTGCTGAGTTCAAGCCAGAGCAGTTGAAGCCAGTACTGGACCGCCTGTCTAAGATGGGCGTAAAGGTACAGGAGGAGCGCAAGGCTTCTGAGGATGAGGGCACTCACTTCCGTGAGGACCGAGGCTTGCAGTATTCTAAAACAGATACAAAAGATGTTAAGAAAGGTAGAATCATTCCCGAAGATGTAGATAAAAATGTATCTTCGCAGATTGAAAAGAAGTTTGATTCTACCATTAAGGACATCGAAGAGCATACAGAAGACAGAGATAAATCTTTGTTTGCTGATAATCTTGAATCTGCTCTGGATGAGTTTTCTGATCTTGGTAGAAGCGTTATTGAATATTACAAGAATGATTATGAACGAAAAGTTGAAAAGTTATCAGGACAGCATACCGGAGGACATCTTGGTGGTAAGAATGACGGTAAGGGAAATAAAGGCTCTTATCTACTGCAATATTATAAGACCATTCTCGCCGTCGCTGACAGAGAACTTGCCTATAGAGACGCTAGAGCAAAGAATCTCAGAGAGACTTGGGGATTGCAGCCAGGAGGAACGTTCACACTTGGAGACGTTGAACGAATTTTTAAAGAAACAAATAGAGATAAAGAAAAGGCTGAACTCTTCGAAAAAGCACTCAATATAAGTAAGCGCCTCGGCGTAAGAATCAAAGTAAGCCCAGAGGATCCAAACAAGAGGGCGGGAGAAGCGGACACTCGCAGAAACATTGATTTATACATTGATGGTATAACGAAGACCAAAGCTCCAGACTATGCTGCCCCTACCATCATTCTGCATGAAATGATTCACGAGGCAACAATGGGTGCTATCAATCTCGTTAAGAAAGGCAAGGCTGAGGGCATGCTGACTCATAAGCAGATAGAGGGCGTAAAGACTATCCTCGAAATCTATGACAGAGTAAAGGGCGATAAGGAACGTTTCAAAGAAGAGCCTTACGGTCTGACTGATGCTTACGAGTTGACTGCTCAGATGGCAGATTCTAGACAGAGAAAGACGATGGACTTGTCTATCTGGGATAGAGTTATGAATGCAGCACGCGAATTTGCAAGAAGGGGCGATCGCTCTATCTTGTTGAGAGTGAAGGATGCAATCAAAAAACTCTTTGAGGTTTCTGACAAGGATAAGATGGATAAGGCTATCAATGACATCATGGATGATTTCAATGAAACCATTGATGATATTTCCATGAATGATATTGAAGGCGATGGTTTTGCTTATAAGGTTACTGACAAGGATGAGCTGGACCGCCTCAACAAGGAGAAGACTTTCAGAATGTATAGCGGAATGCAGGAGGTGGATGGTAAGCTCTACTCCCCTATGGCTGCTATCATTGACGGAAAGCGTACCGATGCAACAGAAATTGGTGCTTGGATGGGCGCAGACGAGAGACCAGACCTTGTGAAGAACGGCAAGTTCCAACTTGTAAAGACCGACAAGAACCCTGGGGCAGGAGAAGGACCAGTACCAGCGGCTTATAACCCTTACATGCACACTTCCACTTCGGTGATGAACGACCAGTTCTCTGGTGCTTACGCTAGAGGCAACATCAAGGTTGTTGAATGGGAGATTCCTGAGAGCGAGAAGACTAGCGGCTATCACGCCGAGGGCGCGAAGAACTCTGTGGGCTTGGTGCCTTGGACTTCTGGAACAGTAAACAGTCTTCTGCCTAAGGACAGACAGAGAAGCGTGATGCTCTCTAGATGGAGAAAGGCAGTAAGAATATTGCCTGACGAGGAGGTTGCTGAGAAAATCGCCGACCAACTGAGAGGAACAGGATTGGCTATCCCTTGGAACGTAGTTACCCCTAGCCAGTTGAGAGAGCTTGTAAAACTTGGTGTGCCTATCACTACCGTAGAGCAAGGCAGACAGAACCATGAAACAAAGGAGAAGTTCTTGAAGCAGATGGCTGATTTGGAACAGGAGTTCCCTCAGGCTAAGTTTGTTAATGTAAAAATGACAAAGGATGCCTTCAAGGAATGGGGCAAAGACGGCGGCACTAAGTTCCGCACGGACCATGGTGATGGCAACTACCCTACTTCATCGGTTGAAAACCATGTAGAGAAGGTGGCTCAGAAGACTGGCGCAAAGGTGAACATGGTTTCATCGGTTGATGAAATCACCAACAAGGCGGCGAAGGCAGCTATTGAGGATGGCAGAAAGATAACTGGCTGGTATGACGAGAAGACTGGCGAGGTACATCTTTACATGCCTAATATCCACGACAGATATACTGCCGAAAAGACAATCTGGCATGAGGTAGTTGGACACAAGGGAATGAGAGAGTTGTTTGGTGATGAACGATTCGATAAGTTCCTTCGTGATGTATGGTACGACTTGGATAAGCCAGAGAATGCGGCTTTGAAGAAGCTGGTGGATGAGGAAAGAAAGTTCAATCCTCTGAATATCTATGATGCTATTGAGGAAGGTATCGCGCGACTCGCCGAGGATGGCAAGGGCGAAGCTGGCTTCTGGAATGGTATCAAGAATAAGGTATCTGATTTCCTTCATGAAATCGGTTATCGTGTTGCTCCTAATACTAAAGATGTGAAGTACTTACTCTGGTTGAGCAAGAACTTGCAGAAGAATCCGAATGATCCTTATTGGAAAATGAGAGCCGAGGCGGTGAAATACCGTCTCGACCATGAGCGTATGCCTGCTGTTGTGGCACATGATGGTATGTTCTACGGCAACGATGGCAAGGTTCACAGCATGGATAATCTTACCAAGGCTGAGTGGAATGAGGCTACAGATGGTGAGATTCACTTCCGCACTACCCCATCTGCCGGCACGGCACTTGACAGATACCACCGTTCGCTTGATGAGCACGGCTATATGTTCACCGAGAGCTATATGGACAATATGCTTTCGTTGAAGAAACTGATGAATGCGATTGTGCCTGACAAGAAGATTGAGGATATTGCCTCTTCGGAGAATCCTTATATACTGCAGAACACCATGCAGGGTGCGATGAGTGATGCGGCTCAGATGTTTGAGCGCAACGTGATGAAGCCTCTTGACAAGGCCATGGCTGACGTACTGGATGCTTTCGACGGAAAAAAGGACGATGAGAAGATTAGAAACTTCAATCTCTACATGATTACCAAGCACGGCTTGGAGCGAAACAGAGAGTTCTTTGTTCGTGACTTCCTGAAGAAGATGAGGATGGACGAGCAGAAGAAGCAGGATGCTGACATCTTGGAAAACCGCTGGAGTAACGAGAAGGAACGTCTGGATAACAAACTGAATGCCGGCAATATCGACTTGAAGGAATACTACAGACAAATGGATGAGTTCATCAATAATGAAATCGACCCAGACTATAAGGCTGGCGAGCACGACTATTCGGGTATGCACGCTATTCAGGAGGTGGCGAAATCTTCTGACCCTTACAATGATGCCGAGGCTATTCAGAGCGTGATGGATTCAGAAGCGAAGATGGAGAGCATCAAGAAGGGAGCTGTGAAGGACTATTGGGATAAGGTGAAGGCTGCTACCCAGTATTCTATTGACAGCGACTACAAGAATGGCATCATCAGCAAGGAATTGCATGGCCATGTATCGAATATGTTCAACTGGTATGTGCCTTTGAGAAAGTATGATGAGGCTACTGCAGAAGATACTTATGGCTACATTACTGAGCAGGGAGACCCGAAGAGTTACATCGGAAGCACGATCATGAGAGCGAGAGGGCACAAGTATCTGAGTGAAACAAACGTACTGGCGCAGATTGGTGCGATGGGCAACAGAGCCATCAAGAACGGTGGTATGAATGCTATCCGTCAGGCTTTCGCAAGATTCGCGCGAAACAATTCGGGCAATAATCTGATTACCGAAACAAGCGTTTGGTATGAGACAGACCCAAGAACTGGTATTATGTATGAGCGTTACCCTGATATTCCAGAGGATGCGACTGCTGACGAAATCAACCAGATTGTTTCAGACTTCAATACAGACATGAAGCAGAAGGCGCAGCAGGGCTTGGCATCGAAGGTTTACAGACGAGGCAGTATTGGCTATAAGTTCCAGAGAGCGGAGAATAAATCGCAGCATATCGTAGACGTGAAGATTGCCGGAAGAACCCATTCTTTTGTTATCAACGGAAATCCTAGAGCGGCGCAGGCTCTGAATGGATTGCTGGAGAACTCGGGCGCCAAGGGAATCATGAAACCATTGAGTTCTATCTCAAGAATGATGGCGCAGTTGTGTACATCTTATAACCCTGAGTTCGTGATGCGAAACATCATGCGTGATGCGGAGTTTGCATCGAGCAACGTTACTTCCAAGGAAGGTGCAAGATATGGTGCGCTATGGGCGAAGTACTATGCGCAGTTGGGCTTGTATAAGGGTGCATCGAATATCAGCTTCAAGGATTTGAGCGGAACAACTGGCTTGGGCCTATTTGCCAAGTATCGTAACGGAACACTTGATACTTCTGACAAAGTTCAGCGATATTTCAAGGAGTTCATGGAGAACGGCGGCGAAACCGGTTGGGTTCAGATCAAGAACATGCAGGACTGGACCAAGGAGTACAAGAAAGATGTGAAGAGCGAAAGAAGCAAGATTGACAAGGGCGGTGCTGCCCTTCGTGACTTCTTCTTCGGAAATCTGGCGAACATCAACGAGGTGGCTGAGAATATCGCACGATTCGCTACCTACTGTGCGAGCCGAGACAGTAACCGCTCTATCATCCGTTCGGTCTATGATGCGAAGGAGGTATCTACCAACTTCAACCGCCATGGTAGCGGTGATGCCATCAAGAGCTTCAAGAACGGAGAAATGACTGGCGGCAAGGCGGCTGCAAGATGGGCTTACGGATTTACGGCTAGCTATCTGAGACATTGTTCTATGTTCTTTAATGCCGGTATTCAGAGTACAAATCTTCTTGTGAAGAACTTGAAGAATCATCCTGTGGGTACTTCTATCAATATGCTTGCCATTCCTTTTGCCCTCGGTGCGCTAGCTGCACTTGGTAACAATGTGCTGATTGCGAGTGAGGACGAGAAGGACAGAAAGGGAGTGAAGGACCCATACGGCGAGTTGCCTGACTACGTGAGAAGAAACAATCTCTGCATCTACAAGGGTGGCGGCCAGTTTGTTACTATTCCGCTTGCCATCGAGTTGAGAGCCTTCTATGGTCTTGGCGACTTGGCAGCTGGTTTGACCTTCTCGCCAAACGTGAGCGGACAGAAGAATCCTGCCTTGGATGCCGTGGGCTGTATGTCGCAGCTTGTGCCGGTGATGGACTATCTCGGTAACTCTTCGGCTGGCAAGGAGCCATTGAATGAGACGATCAAGGCTATCTCTCCTTCTGCCCTATCTCCTTTCGTGGAATGGGAGTTAAATACCGACTGGAAGGGTGCGCCTATTGAGAGACGTGGCGACTGGAATGAAAATTCCCCTGCTTGGCAGAGAGCCTACAATGGTATTCCTGACGGATATATGGCTGTGAATAAATGGGTGAATGCCCAGACAAACGATGTAGCCAAGGGCAATGAGGATATGCTGGGTAATAGTTTCCTGGATATGGTAACGAACCCTAGCATGCTGAATCACTATATCGGTGGCATAGGTGGTGGCGCTGCTACCTTTACTGAGCGTGCTATCGGTGTTATCAAGCATGGAAGCGACACGGAAACCAAGGATATTCCTTTCCTTCGCTCTCTTCTCTATACGCCTAGTGAGCAGAGCAGCTTGCAGCGAACCAAGAGCAAGTGGTATAACTACAAGGACGAGATGGAAAAGACCATGGCCAACGTGGACCGCCTGAAATCGAAGAACGTTCCGATTGACAAGAGAATCACGAATATCGGTGAGTATTTCCACTTCCAAAACTCCAAGGAGGCTGCCAAGGTTAGAATCATCGAGCTGGCAGAGAAGCAGATGAAGCGATGGAAGAAACTCAGAGATAAATCTTCTGATACCGAGAGCATCAACTTCGCTAACCAGAATATTGACAGGATCATGATGGATGCGGTTGATGAGCTGGATAGGCTGGAATAATATGAAATGAGGAGTGGGCACTTGGCTCACTCCTCTTTTGTTTATAATCCTAATGCCTTTGTATGAGACATTTTGTTTTCTTCCTTTGTTAGCTTTATCGCATCTGATTCATAAAAGCATCTAGAGCAGAAACAATCAACATAAGGCTTATATGTATAGTAGTGTACTTCGTTTACACTATATCCTTTTTTAATTAATGGGCATGAACTATTTGAATGTATGGTTTGCTTGTGATTAGCCAAATCCCTTTCTATGTAAACGTAATCACCTAACCTAGTTGGCATTAAATGGTATACAACAACAAGAATCATCCCGAAGACTAATAATGCTAATACACGTACATGTAGCCTTTTTATTTTTTGAGCAAACCGCATATCATACATATCTGTCTTAGAAACTAATGCGCTATTATTAGTCTTACCCACCGTACATATACGATATAACGACAGGCAGGCTAATATGAATAGCACGGCAAATACAATAATTGAAATAATTGTTTCCATACGCTATGAAGTTATTTTCTGCAAAAGTACGGAAAATATTGATAGGTTGTATCGGTTGCTGGTGGTTTTCTTTACAGTTTAGATTTTTACTAAATAAATGAGCAGAAGGTTCCTCAGCATAAAATGCTGAGGAACAGAGGCTTGGAGGGCGAAAATTTTATTTTGAGCATAGTTAGGCAGAGCCTCATCTTCTTCGTAACTTTGCACCAAGTTCAATAGTGAACGAAACGAATAATCTATTTTATTATGTCAGAATCAAAAACTTACGTATTCGGTGAGAACGGAACCAGCCAGGGCGGTGGTTTCAATAGCATTCTCGCTATGCTCCCAGCACTTATGCAGCGACAGGGCGTAGATCCAAGTCTGTTTGCTCTCTGCAACGGTAAGAGTAACGGTAATGGTTGGGGCAATGACCTGTTTGCCATCCTGCTTCTCTTCATCATCATGGGTAGAGGCAACTTCTTCGGCGGTGCCAACGGTGGCGGTTTCATGCCTAACGGACAGGGCGGTGTTGCTCCTATGATTAACAACGATGCCAATACGGCTGTTATCATGCAGGCAGTTCAGCGCAATGGCTACGATGTTCAGTCGCTTGCTACTGCTCTCAACACTACTACCGGTAACGTGATCGCTGCCATCAACGGTGTAAGCAAGGAGATTTGCGGTGTCGGCAACCAGATGGGCATGACAGCTAATCAGGTATTGACAGCCATCATGCAGGGTAACAACGCAATCGCTACCCAGTTGGCAGAATGCTGCTGCAAGACCAACAACAACATTACGGCCATGGACGGAAATATCAAGTTGGCGATGTGTCAGCAGACTGGAGCCTTGCAGAATGCCATCAACAACGTGGCAGTAGGTCAGGAACGTGCGGTTTCTTCCCTTGCCTATGCTACAAAGGACCAGACTTGCGATTTGCATAACGCCATCAAGGAAAGCACTCAGACCATCGTTGACGGTCAGAAGCAGGCTGAGATGCGTGAGATGCAGAACAAGATTGATTCTCTTCGTGAGGAGAACAGTACCTTCAAGGCTTCCGCAATGACTTCACAAATCGTGGGTCAGGCTGTAGCACCAATCAATCAGGTTTTAGCTGGTCTGCAGAACGAGGTTGCTGGCATCAAGTGCAAGCTGCCGGAGACAGTAACTACTCCTTACAGCCCATTTACTGCGGTTCCTAACTGCGTGGCCTATCAAGCAGGTTTGTATGGTTTGAATGCTGCCAACAATGCAGGATTCTGGGGTTAAAGAAAGGAGGCTGCTATGTTATGGTTAAGACCTTATACATGGGTGAATCGTAACGGTTCGGCGGCTATCGCTTCTACTGGCGTGAAGGTGAATACTGCCGATGTGGTGTTCACCTTTAAAAACCACGCCTTCGTGAATGCCAGCTACAGAGGAACGATTTTCGTAAATCTGCGTCAGGCTATTCCGACTGGAACGACTGGTACGCTGCCTATCCTTTTCGAGACCAACGGCGTGACCCAAGCTGTAACCAAATTCAACGGTGATGCTTTGACGGTTGCAGACGTGCCGGGAACTGGAGTTGTTCAGCTCTGGTTTGAGAGAGACACTAACACCCTTCAGCTGATGACGGGTATTGTTTAACAAAAAGAATAGATAATAGGAGATTACATTATGTTTCAAGGTTTAAGAACAAATTCTTTATTCTATGTCCTAGATAAGGGCGAAAACCCGAACTTGCAGATTGGTCAGGTTGTTTCGGTCAGCAACCCTCAGACAAAATACCCTACCTTCAATAATGGCTTCACGCCTCAGCCTATGGAAACTGTGGTTGATGTGAAGGTGAAGCTGAACGATGAAGAAGTGGATTTCAAACAGCTACCTGCTAACGGACAGATAGCCAACGACAAGAACCTTGTGGTGAGCGACAACAAGGAAGCCATGAGTGCAGAGGTCGATACGATGCTGAGACAATCCAAGGCGATACTGGAGAGCGTAGATTACCACAAGAAAGTCGTTGATTCTTGTGAGGGAATGCTATTGCAACTCAACCCCCAGATAGCCAAGGAGAGGGAACAGACTGAGAAGATCAGCAAGCTGGAAGGCAAGGTTTCTGGCATGGAGGGCAAGCTCGACAAGATGATGGGATTGCTACAACAGGCGATAACCAAGTAATCTCCTATCTATTCACTTTAAAAATCTTAGAATTATGATAATGGTTGAGATTACAGAAGACAAGTTTGATGGCTTGTATGAGAACGTGGAGAAAGGCTTGCGCTACTTGGATAAGGCGATGAACTGCCTGGGCGAAATGAAGCGTGAAGGCAGACGTGACCGATACGGCGAGCGCAACCGTATGCCCGATTACAGAGGTCGTGGAGGCAGAAGTGGTATGCGAGAGCATGAAGAGTACGACGACATGCGCCAACGTGACGACAGAGACCGTGGAGAACGTGATTATCGAAGCTACGGCGACGAGTATTAACTAACTTGGGGTTTGGTAGTGAAACAGGTTTCGTTACCAAACCCTTTTTAATATCAGAAAGATTATGGAAAGAAAATACAGACAATCTTTGAACGCCTACGATTATCAGCCGGAAGAAATGAGGGCTTACCTTCGCTACAATGGTTGGCACTTCAATAAGAAGATGTGCGAGTGGGCAGTAAAGCAGATGCGGAAGAACGGTAAGCCTATCCGCATGATGAGCAAGGATGATATTGAGGACATCTTGAAGAAGAACAATATCGTGCTGGAGAATAATGTGGGCTACGATGCGGTTTACATCGCACACATGTGCCTGGCTGATTTCTACGGCTCGTCTATCACAGAGGAGAAACAGATGGCTCAGTTCATCAAAGACTACGTAGATGATGAGGATCAGCAGGACGGTTTCATCTTCAACCGATTCTATGCAGACACATCATTTAATGGCGTGGGCATTCCTTGGGAAGAGATATTGTAGTTTATAGTTGATAGTTTAAAGTTTATAGTTTTGACTGAGCAGGAGATTTACTTAGAAAGGTATGACTGGACGGTACATGTGATGTATGATGTTCATTCTAAGGATGCCATGAAGGTAAGAAGGTATCTTCGGGATTTGGGATGCAGCGGCATTCCTCTCGAAGATGCCTGTAATCTCGTGCTCGAAGGTGAAGCCAATAAGGGGATAACCTATTCTAATGTTGATACCAGAAAAACGGTGGTTGTTATAGGATGGACTACTTCAAAGGCTGAATGCATGAACAGCCTCAGCCACGAAATGCTGCATGTGGTTCAGCATATTTCTGAACAGTTTTTGATAAATATGCACGGGGAGGAGGCTTGCTACTTGCTTGGTGGATTGGTGCAGGCAACAATTTTTAACGCCAAAAAAGGAGCAAGTCTTGGATAATTATTGTATCTTTGCACTAATAAACATTCAAACTTATGAAGAAGGAAATTATAGCTTATATTATAGGCATACTTGGGTGCATCATTATTGATGCGGGACTTGTTGCAATGGTAGTTGCTTTTGGAGCATCAAGACCATTTTATGATTATATCATTTTTGGTGTATTAGCGCTTCTTGCTGATTTTCTGTTTCTTGTTTTAGTTGGTGTATGCTTTGAGAAGCCAGAAAATAAATGCTTGGTGATTAAACTGCCTGGTACAGTAGATGATGATAGTCTGCCTAAGTTAAAATAGAAACAGAAAAATTTGAAGAGTAAATACAAGAAGAAGGGAGTGCTAAACAACACTCCCCTCCTTTATCTATATGGTTTACTCCCCATATTTCGTCTCCTCATACACCAAGTTATGCTCATCTACGTAAGCCTTGGCTTCTGAGTATGTATCAAACTCTGCTGCGGTGGCATCTACTGCTGGGAATACCTCAGCATTGTCACCTTCCTCTGTGAGAGGGAACACCATCTTGTTTCCCTCATGTACTACCTTATACTTCTTTGTTAACTTATTCATATCTTGTTTCCTTTCTGTTTATAAATTATTGTGCAGGAGTGATTGAGACGGTATAGCCCTTCTGCTGCAATGATGCTACTGCTGCATCAGATGCCGAGGTACGTGTGCCTACAACAGAAATCACTTTTTGTACCGTACTATTTGGAACTTGACAATTAGCTTGGTCTTGTAGCATCTTGTCAACATTGTCCAGTTTAGCAGTACCGTCAATACTGAGTATTACAGAAGAAGAACTGCGACTACTCCATGTTAGATTACTTCCCTTGTCATATCTGAATGAGATATAAGAACAAGATGCTGGCAATAAGGCAAGGTCACCACTAAATGAACCTGCATACAAATAACAGTCTCTCAACAATGTGAGATTCTTTAAACTGCTAACGCTTCCTGTAACACCAGTATACATAAAGTTGACACTGGTTAGCTTTGAAAGATTTTGGATTGAAGATATATCACCCCAAACAGATGTATTTGTTACATCATAAGAAGTAAGTTTAGTCAGACCGCTCATCGCTGCAATATTACCAGAAACTTGCGTGTTAGATATTGTAAAGGTAACTAACTCTGTAAGATTCTGTAATGCTTGAATATCACCAGATACTTGTGTGTTACTTAAACGTAAACTATTAATCAAATTGCACTCCTTTACATTTGCTATATCACCATAAACCTTAGCGCCAGAAAGTTCAACAAGTATTACTTCTGAAAGCCTTTTCAAAGCAGCAATATCGCCATAAACATTTGTGTTAATGAGTCTAATTTCATTTATCAATGTGGAATAAGCAAGACTTTCTATGTTCATAGTTTTATTTGCGACATCCTCCTTTTGGTAAAGTTGCCCTTCGGCAACAAAAGAAATAGTTCGCAAATTGTATTTGTTTAAAATACGGAGTTCAAAGTCTCCATTGCTGACATATACGTCCGTTTTACTTCCAGCAGGAATTACTAGAGTCTTTCCTTTGTTTGGAGAAAGGCTGGCATCAGTAAAATATCCGTCA